GAAGAGAATCCCTTTGGCGCTAAAGATGGTGGAGCAGATGAAGAAGATAATTGAAACAGGTATTGAATATCGCGCGCTTGATATCAGCGGCGATTCAATCGATCAGGAAAACCGCACGGTATCAGTGAGGTTTTCAAGTGAGTATCCGGTTAACCGCTATATTGGCGGGGTTTCCGGTAGTGAAGTATTAGACCATAGCCCGCAATCGGTTGACCTTGGCAGGTTAAACGATGGGGGGCCGGTCTTGTTAGACCACGATGCGCGCGAGCACGTCGGGGTGGTTGAAAAGGCTTCGATAGATGCCGACAAAGTAGGTCGGGCAGTGTTGCGTTTTGGCAGATCGCAGCGGGCAATTGAGGCTTTCAACGACATTGTTGACGGTGTACGGCGATCAATTTCGGTCGGTTATCGGGTGCAAAAGTATGTCACTGAAAAATTGGGTGATGCTGTTACCTTTAGGGCAACCGACTGGACGCCATACGAAATTACACTGACGGCAATACCGGCCGATCCAACCGCGCAGGTTGGGCGGAGTAATCAAAATTTAACTCAAACTGAGGTCAGAACAATGGACGAAGATAAAAAAGAAGACAAGCCCGCGAAAATGCCAGTAATCGAGGTAAACCGCGAGCTGGAAAGCATCAAACGCAAAGAGCTGGCGCGGATCGATGATATCCGCAAAATCGGCGAGGTTTACGATTGTGAAACCCTGGCGCGCTCGGGTATCGATCAAGGTTGGTCGGTGGATCAAATGAATAAATCGGTTTTGGAAATCATCGCCGAAAAGCAAGCGCGCAAAGAGCCGGTAACCGCTATCGGGCTTTCGAAACGTGAAACACAAGGTTACTCATTGATGCGCGCGATCGTTGCATCCTACTCTAACGACTGGTCGAAAGCCGGTTTCGAGATGGAAGCATCGCGCGCTATCGAGGATGAGCTTGGTCGGCCACCGCAAGGATTTTATATCCCGTGGGAGATTCAGAACAAGCAGCGCGTGATGACAGTCGGTACTGATTCGGCGGGCGGTTACTTAAAGGGTACTGATCACCTTGGCGGATCGTTCATTGAACTGTTGAGAGCAAACGCCCTGATGGGTTCGCTCAACGCGCGTTTTTTGCCTGGTTTAACCGGCGATATCGATATCCCGCGTTTGGATGCCGGTGCTACCTTTGGATGGGTAACTGAGGATGCCGACGGTTCATTGTCGGACGCTACCCTTGGCACGGTTGCAATGGCTCCAAAGACTGTAACCGGGCAGGTGCCTATCTCGCGCAGACTCTTGAAGCAATCAAGCCCGAGCGTTGAACAGATGCTGATGGAAGATATGGCGCGCGGTGCGGGTCTTGCGATTGACCTGGCGGCATTTTCCGGCACAGGTGCCAGCGGTCAACCGACCGGTGTCACAGTGGTCGCGGGTACGTCAACCAGTACCATCCTCGCGCCGGGTGCACCGACGTGGGTCGAGTTGGTCGAGTTCGAAACCGATGTCGCGGCGGCCAATGGTTTGCGCGGGACGCTCGCGTATGTCACGACTGCGCCGGTTAACGGCAACCTGAAAACCACTAAAAAGGATGCCGGTTCCGGTATCTTCTTGATTGAGGGTGGACAGGCTAACGGGTATAACGTCGAGGTTTCAACGCAACTCGCGGCCAATACGATCATTTTCGGCAACTGGGAAGATGTGATTATCGGGTTGTGGGGTGTTCTCGATGTTGAACCGGACAAGGCAGCGAAAGCAGCGGCCGGTGGCCTGGTGTTGCGGGTCTTTCAGGATGTTGACGTGGGTATCCGCCACGCTGCATCATTCAGCAAAAACGCGTAGGGGTTAACCATGGCTACTAAAACAGTCAAGGTTAAGGTAATCAAGGGCTTTTCGCTCGGTGGTGATAAAAACGCCGAGATTGACAAAACCATTGATTTACCGGTCAACCTGGCGCGTATCGTTATTAACTCAGGGCGCGCGGTCGAGGTGAAACCCAAACCCGCCGACCTGGTTGATAAAGCAGAGGCAAAAGCCGAAAAGTGAGCATAGAAACTGTTGAAGATACCCGAAGTTTTTTCGATTCGGGGGATTTTGCCGAGGTGGTTTATCTCGGTGCCAACCTATCGATTTTGGGTATCTTTGACAGTAACTTTGATGATTCACTGGACGTTAACGGGCAGCGCATAGGATTGCGTTGTATCAATATTGATGTTGTTGGGGTGTCTATCGGTGCGAGTATCACGATCACCAGCACGGCAGGAATATACACGGTGCGGGCTAAGGAAGTTGGCCAGCGCACTACACTATTAATTTTAGAGTTAACATGACACATCGAGCGGAAACTATTTTATCCACTATCGAGACATTGTTAACCGGGCTTGCAACAACCGGATCGAACATTACCCGCGCGCGGGCGTGGCCGCTATCGAGTGACGCATTGCCAGCGATCACAGTTTTTAAAAGTGACGATATTCGAAGCGAGGAAGATTCGGTTGACGATTTTTTAGTTCGTTCGCTTGAGGTCAATATATCAATCCACGTTCGAGAAACGACTAATTTAGAAACCGAGCTAAACCAGATCGCGGCGGAAATATTCGCAGCGATGGCAGCGGATAAAACGCTCGGGTTAGAATATGTTTTTAATGCTTTTTTGATTGGCGATAGTGAGCCGATCATAGAAGCTACGCAAAATGTGCCACTGGCGACGATGGTTAGCGGGTGGTTGATCAGTTACCAGCACACAAACGAGAGCGCGGAATTATGAAACCGGTAATTATGGAACATCCAAAAGCGTTAGCAACGATTGCAGTGCAACCGGCGCAGGTGCCGAATGCAAAGTATCACGGTTGGGTCGAGGTAAAACCCGCCAAAGTAGTTTCAGATAAACCCAAACGAGGAAAAGAAGATGGCAAAAGTTAGCGGTGATGATGGCGTTGTAAAAATTGGCGCTAATACGGTCGCGAGTGTATCGCGGTTTACCTTAGACGAATCGATGGATTTAATCGAGGATACCGATCTCGGCGAAACGGCCAAGGGTCACGTTGCAGGAAATACAATGTGGACTTGTGAAATCGAATGTAAATGGGACAAGGCCGACACAACCGGACAGGGCGCAATGACAATCGGGGCCACGGTCGCGATATCACTGCAACCCGAGGGTGATGTGACCGGCGATGAAACCCGCAGCGGTAACGCCCTGGTGACCGCGCGCAGCGGTGCCAATGAAAAGGGCGCTATGGTCACGCAAAACTTTAGTTTAACCGGTGACGGTGTTCTCACGGTTGGCGCGGTCGCTTAAAATGGATATTGCGGCAATCGGCCGGCAGCATCTTACCGATGCTTTAAACGGCAAATTGAGCAAGGCAACGGTCGATGAATGGTTCGATTCAACCGGTAAAAAGGTGGTTGTTTATTGGCGGCCGTTAACCGGCAAAGAGCAAAAAATCATCGATGGATTTAGCACGAACGTCGATAAAATTTGTGCGACCGTGAAGCATCGGTGCCGCGATGAAAACGGCCGGTTGGTGTTCGCGGATTGTCCTATTGAAAGCCTGGTGCATGATTATGATTTTCAGGTGCTACAAGCTATTGCCTTTTTGATGGTTTCCGGTATGGGTCAAGATTATCAGGAAACTATCGAGGAAATCGAAAAGGAGTAAGGGCGGATGCGTTGCTATATATGGCTTATGATTACGGCACGGTAATCAGTCGCAGCGCATCCGAGGTTTTAGAATTGCCGGTCGCCGAAATACTCGGCTATTATTCACATTTAAGGGTCAAAGAAACTTTAAGTAATGGCTAGCACACACGAAACCAAATTTATACTATCGGCCAAAGACAACACGAAGGGCGCGTTTAATAGCGTCAAAAGCAATATTGCCGGGATCGGAACCGAGGTGGCGCAACTTTCCGGTGTTTTGGTCGGGCTTGCCGGTGCTGCAGGGTTTGGGTTGTTGGGTGTTGGCCTGGTGGATACGAATATCCAGTTTCAGACGATGAAATCATCACTTAAAACGCTTACCGGTTCGGCCGGTGCTGCCGATGCAATGTTTGATGACATTACCAAATTCGCGACGACTACGCCCTTTGCATTGGAGCAGGTTGCGGGGGCGTTTATTAAATTAAAAGCCTTGGGCCTTGATCCAAGCGAGGCCGCGATTACATCCTACGGCAACACAGCGGCGGCGAT